CCTGGCACACCACAAGAAAGGCGGTGAGTTCGGAGAAGAGATTGACACAGTAGACCTGGAACTGGCAAACGGAAAGAAAATAACAGCACCGGCGGTCGTGGACGTATCGGCACTCGGATGTATGGATGAGCTGGAATATGAGTTATGGCACGTGATCGAGGACTACATGGTTCAGTTCGGTATCAGAACGCAGGACGATGAACCGGACTGGGCGACAGTCAAGGCGGTGCAGGATAGCATTTTTACAGCGTTTACAGACGCAGGCGTGAATTTTAAGTTTCTCAGTGATGAAAAACTCGGAGAGATAGAAAAAGCAATAAAAAAGAAGGAGAGCGAGTCATGGGCGGCGAAGAGAAAGAAAAACAGGTAACGGTAAGTGTAACATTGGAAATCGTACTTACCCAGGAAGATATTGACGACATTATGTGCGGAGCATTGGAGGGTGGCATCACTTACTGGTGTGATGAGGCAAAGGTTGTAGGCGATTATCTCGGAGAATATGGAAGCGAGCAGATCGCAAGAGGCGGAAAACTGAGATTACACCTGCCGGAACCGTTCGACAAGGACGAGACAGAGTATTACGAGCTGGACTTGGAGAAGTTCAAGAAAGGAGTAGAGCTGTGGGCGATTACACCGGTTGGCTGCAACTGCTTAGAGCAGATGGATGGCAAGATCAGATTCGACACCTGCAATGCAGACGCAATCGTGTGTGATGCGATCATCCAGTACGCACTATTCGGAACAGTGGTTTTTGGTTAAGGAGGCGAGACTATGGCAGCATTAGTGGTATTTGCGTTCTTGGTAATCATTGGAGTTGGAAACAGAAAGTAGGTGCAAGCGGTGAGTAAAGGAATAGTGACAGACTATCCGGAAATCTGTTTCATCTGCGGCAGACCGTCGGAAGCTGAGCATCATTTGGTGTTCGGTACCGCCGGTAGAGAACTGAGCGAGAAGGACGGATTGAAAGTGCCGGTATGTAACAACTGTCACAATATGGGAGAAATCCTAATGAGAATACACGGAAACCCGATGGCAGAGAGAATGTCAAAGATTATCGGACAGCTGGCCTGGGAAAAAGAATACGCCCTGCAGAAGGCAGACGAATTTGCAAGGATTATCGATGAAGGCAAGGAGGAAGGCGAAGTAAAACAGATTATCCATAAGGGAGGCAGAGAAACTTTCCGGAAGAGATATGGATGTTCGTATTTGTAGAAAGGAGCGGATCAGATGTTAGGCGGAGGACCATACGAGGCGACCACCTGCCCGGAATGCGGCAGCACGATGTGGAACGGCAGATGCGAAAACCCGGATTGCAAGTATCATTGGCACCCGGAAGAAGAGGAGGGAGAGGACGAATGACGCTCAGAGAAAATGCGGCGGTACTGGAAACGTACCTGCATAATATCCGGAACATCGAAGAGATGCCGCCTGGACCGGTAGAACTGGACGCATTGGACGCGGCAGTGGAGACTATGAAAGCCGCAGTTGAAAACGTGGAGTACGGAGCATTTGCCTGGGACAAGCAAAGAGGTATGTTTGTTCAGATAGGTAGATCAGTACCAGTGAAGCAGCTGTGTTTGAACCGATACCAGGAGAGAGTAAGAAACGGAGAGATACCGAGTTGGATTGACCCGGAGAAGTTTAAGATTTTAGAGAGAACGGTCGCAGAAATTGCGAGCGACTGGAATTAAATTTAGGAGGATAAGATTATGCCAAATCATGTAAGAAACAAAGTTAAAATGACAGGGATTGCGAACCTTCCACTGTTCACAACCAAAACAGACGAGTACACGAAGGAACAGTTTACGTTCTTCGATTTCAATAAGCTCATTCCTATGCCGGAGAGCTTAAATATCGAAAGTGGTTCATCAGAAGATGTTGCCATCGAAGCTGTGCTGAGAAAAATGAGCAAGAGAAGATTTGGATTTTTGAGCAATAAATATGGGAAAATGACGGACGACGAGTACGAAAGAAGAAAGAAGGCGCACGGCAAAACAGATGAAGAGCTGGCGAAAATAGGTTTGCAGTACATCAGTAATAAGGTATTGTATGGTCACACAACATGGTACGACTGGTCGTGTGAAAACTGGGGTACAAAGTGGAACTCATACGATAATGAACAGGTTGATGCGGACACGATTTTGTTCAGCACAGCTTGGAGCAACCCGGAACCGATCATGCTTAAACTGTCGGAAATGTACCCGGAAGCCACAATAGAACATTGGTGGGCGGATGAAGATATGGGAAGCAACGACGGCCGCAGAGTTTATAGAGGCGGGAAAATAGTTGAAGGAGACTATTGCGATACGTGCAGCAACGAAGCCTATGAAACATACATGGAGTGCTGGGGTGAGAGCGAATGCTTATATAAGGATGATGAAGGACTGTGGCAGAAAAGAAGTTGCGAAGAATGTCACGGATGCGATTAGGAGGTAAGAAATGAAGAATACATTAGGAGACTTGAATAACCACCTGTTCGCTCAGCTGGAAAAGCTGGGGGACGATGATCTGACAGGAGAAGAGCTGGAAAGCGAGTTAAAGAGAACCGACGCTATATGCGACATCAGCGAGCAGATCATCAAAAATGGAGAGTTGCAGTACAAAGCAATGAAGCACATGGACGAGTATGGGTACGAAAGACAGAAAGCAGTTCCGGAAATGCTCGAAGTTCATGCGGGGGGGGGGCGAACCATAAATGAGAGGCTGGCCCGAAGAAGTGATCGCCTGGCTGCGTGAGAATGTTCCGGGCAGAACCACGAAACAGGTTACAGAGCTGATAAATCAACAGGGGTTCGATAAGAAGTACGAAATGGTATTTTCCGATGCGGCGATAAAAGGCGCGAAGAACCGGTATGGCATAAAGAGCGGCACTACCGGCGGGGTTCCAAAAGGGTACTCACTAAAATATCCGGAAGGAATGGAAAGCTACATTCGGAGCATTGCGACAGGGAGAAAGACGAAGGAGATTGCAGAACTGGTGTCAGCACATTTTGGAATAGAGTTCAGCGAGAAGCAGTGCAAGGCATACAAGAAGAACCACGACATCATCAGTGGCGTTGACTGCAGGTTTGAAAAAGGACACGTTCCAGCCAACAAGGGAAAACCAATGAGCCAAGAGCAATATGAGAAGTGCAAGGCGACGATGTTTAAGAAAGGCGATGTCCCGGCAAACCACATGGAAGTAGGCGAGTATACACATACGACAGACGGCTATCTTATCCGGAAGGTTAAAGAAACCGGTCCACAATGGGAGAGGTTTGAGTTTGTTCATAGGACAGTATGGGAAGAACACAACGGACCAGTTCCCGAAGGCAAGATGGTATCGTTCCTGGACGGCAACAAGGACAACTGTAACATAGAGAACCTGGTACTGATAGACAATGAAGAAAACCTGGAAATGAACAGAAGTCGGTTAAGGTTCGCTGATCCGGAAAGAACAAAGACCGGCGTGCTGGTTGCAAAGGCAAGAGTAACAGTCAGACAGAAGAAAAGGAGAAAATAGATGGAGATTAAAGCGGCGAATGCAGAGGAGACGATCCGCTGCATCCTGGACGAAGAGAAAATGACCCAGCAGGATTTAGCGGACAGAATGGGGATTACGAGACAGAACATCAGCCAGTCTCTCAACCGAAACGCTAAGAGCATGAGATACGATAGCTTCTCAAAGATGGTAACAGCTCTAGGTTACGAGATTGTTGTAAAAAAACTTTAATAAAATACGCAAATTAGAAGTAAACCTATTGACAAATACGCAGTTGCGAAGTATAATATATACATAATCAAACAACAAATAAAACACACGGAGGTAGTGGTTATGTATAACAGAGAAGATTATAGAGAAGCACTGGAAGAAAGAGAGAAATGCGACCTGCATTCAGATGAATGGAGATTTTGCCAGGCAAAAGTTCAGAGCATTGCAACAGCTATGGTAGCTGCAGGAAATAACTGGATGGTGGGTGAAATCATCGACGAGCTTTACAGTCTGAGTGACTGCGGTTGCGAACTTACCGACGAGGCAGTTCGATTTGACCTTTGGATTCTTGAAAGCAACGACCTCGAAGAGAAGGCTGAGGAAATGAAAAAAATGTTCTAGGTAAAATTTTTTACCTGCACAACTCGCAAATGAGTGTTTCACGTGAAACACAGTTCGCAAATTTGAAAGGAGCGTATTTGTATGAAGGAAGTATTGAAGAAGTTAAGAGATTTAGAGGCTGAAATGGAAGAAGCCGAGAACCAGTCAGAGTATTGGATGGAAGAAGAACACCTGGATATGGAAAAGTCAAACAGCTACGAGGCTGAGGCAGACAGATTGTACCAGGAAGTGTATAAGATGCACAACCAGGTGGCAGATTTCATCGTAAGCCTCACTTCCGGTCAGATTGACAAAGTGACAGCAATGTTGATGATGCGTCAGAGAAGATCAGACGTAGAGAGAATTTTAGAGATGGCGTAGGAGGACAACAGATATGATGAAATCAGAGTTTATCGAGAGAACAGGGTTTGAGCCGACTGAGGCAGAATACAGAGAAATTGAAGCAGAGTACATGGGAT